TCCGCCGACTTAGTATTGCTTTATTCACGGCAGACATTTTTTTGCCAAACATGCCATTGTTGCTGCCTCGATTTCGATTGCCAATTGCTTGTTTTTCTTCAAACGTCCACCGTGGTTTTCCTTTATTGGGGGAAGGCTTCCCTTTATTGGGGGGGATACCGGTGTTTAAGTTTTTCCTGATAACATGGCTGTGCAATTCCTGGCATTTCTTCCCGCCATCTATAGAGGTTGTTGCTCTAGCAACATGCTCGGCTGCTTCTCTAATAGATAAGTCGATGTTGTATAACTGATCAAACATGTTTTTCCATATTGAATGTCCACGTAAGATTCGTTTTTTGCACCTAACAATCTCAGATTTATTAGTTAAGACTAATCCATTGTTAAACTCGATTTGACTTGTTGAAATAGAGATTGCTTGAAGCATTTGATTATGTAACTTTAATTCTTTGTTAAACTGTTGTATATCAAATTTCTTTGGCATAAATGCATCTCCTTTAGCGATATGTATTTATGTCTATTACCTCTGTATCTTCATTTATTTGATCAGCTCTAACCCATCCATTGGTTGTTAAGAATTTATGGCTGGCTGTGCATTTGATAATTTCACCATTATCAAACACCAGCTCAAGCATTGGTTCTGTGCTGCTCTTGGTTAAATTTCTAAAGACCTGAACTACTTCGTCGTGTTTATATGTCCTTGTTTCTTCACAGAAGTTAACAATCAAGTCGCCCGGTTGAAGATCTTGTATTGGTATTTTACTGGTCGGAGTTGTTATCAACGTGTCTCCGCTGAAACACTCGTCAACCATCACGCACACAACGCCGTCAACAAAGTCGTCGATTGTAGCAGCGGGCATGTTGCCATCAAGATCGCCTTTGCTGCTCTTCATCAAGCTGTTGAGGCTTTGCCAAGTGCAAATGGTGTGCGTCTTACCCACCTCCTTGCGGTCACCAAAGTAAACGCCCACGTCTAGCCCTAGGTTGCGGTAGTCATCTTCTGTTTGGCTAACCAGGCTCTTGTTGGGCACGATCACCACGCTGCGCCCGTATTTTTCCACGCCGGCACTCAGCGTTGCTGTGATCAACGTATTGTGCGTTACTACATACCCATCTGTAATGTAAAGATGCAAATGGTGATCGATATAAATGCATCTAACTGGCTCATGTCCTACTTTTTCAACACTAACAATGTTGTTTTTCAATGTAGGTCCATACTGGTATTGATGGTTGGTTGCTTGTTTTTTGCGTTGCAACGAAACAAGTTTCCATGGCTCTGGAAATTTGGTTGCAACTGTATATGAATCTTTACAATTACGACGTTTTCCCTGATATACATAGGTTCGATTTGCAGCGTGTTTGACCTTAGCAATACCTCCCACACTATGAACTAACTTAGCAAACCCGCTTGCTAATTCTGGACTTACGCTTGTAAAGTATACACTGCCTTTATCAATAGTCCCGTCGCTGTCGACCAATCCTCTCAATAATTCCAATCGTTGCTCTAGGCTTCCAGTGAAATAAATTTCAGGAACAAATTTTTCATGTGACAATTTGTGGTCCAATCCCATATCAATAAGAGATTGTCTATGCTGATTTCCAGATTTGCCATTGCTTGTAATATGGCCTTTAACATTGCGCTGATGGGTCGACATCAATTTTGAATGAGCCGATTGTCGCAATTCCTTGCTTTTAAAAACAATAGCATAATCATAGTTGCCAACGTGCTTGACTTTATATTCTGCTGAAAGCTTTGCTTCTACTTTTTCAACTATTTCTAAATCACTTGTAGAAAAAGAGACGGATCCATGACGAAATGACCCATCCCCTAATAGAAATCCAAGTAACCACGGATCCATTGGTAAATTTACATCATTGATATCATTCTCAAAAGTTGCCATTGGTATTCCAATTGGACGCTTACTTTTCTGCATGTGATGAATGATTTCCGTAGTGGTAATATTCCTAATAGGGCCCCCTTTTTTAGAGGTTTGCCCCCATTGGATATTGTAAACGGGCCATAGATGGTCTTCGCAACATCTAACGGTTCTGCCGTCTTTGAAAGTAATCTCGTAGATATCCTTATTGCCAGGCTCAAAAATGTTCAAAACTGCCGATAATGACCCATCAGGTGTCCTTACTTTGTCTCCAACCTGAATATTTCCCATAGACTTCCATCCTAAATCTGTGAGAACTTGACTGTCATATGGTTGACATTTGCCTGCGCCCGTTGCCACTTCCTGCAAACACTGCTGGTCTGCTAGAAAGGCGTTCACTACTTCAATTTGGTAGTCGCGTAGGATGACCGGCTCACCTGCCTTAACGTGTCCTTTGGGCCAGGTCTTATGCGCAAACGTGTTTTCATCCACTGGATCTAGCGTTAGGTCGCCCCAGTCTTGACGCTGGTCATCCACCTCTACATTGTAGTTGAAGTTTTCCAGCACCGGTAGGATCTCAGGCAACAGGTTGAGATAGGTGCCGCCGCTGAGAGTAAAGAAGCTGACACACCCATCCCACCTGCCTAGCTTGACTGCTGGCATGTGTCTTGCGTATGGGATTTCGTATTTCAGCAGCTTGGTTAGCTTTTTCCTAACATCTAAGTCGAGGTCTTCAATCTTGATGTTGACTTCGTCTTTAACAACTATTTTGCATTTCTTCAATGGTTACTTCCCGCTAATACATACTTAGCTCAGTATATACTAGGGTGCAAAAAAACGCAATTATTTTAGCCAAAGACGTGAATCATTTTAATGATTGGCTTGCTTAAGATCTCGCTCAAACGAGCAGTGCCGATTCCAACAGTGCTGTCAAGGATAATTACAGCTTCATTAAGATCGTCAACCGCCAATTCATTAAAGAACACGTTTTGTGTCAAGCGATTGCCGTTACGGCTAGTAAAGAAGATCTTTTCGCCGGGCACTTCAATATCAGTGGCTGCTTCAATCAGGCGCGTCATAGCTTGGTTCTTGCCTGGGTAGAGATCAAGGAATACCCACTTCTTTGCGCTGATGGTGGTCATCAGCTCTTCTAGCACGCCAATGTCGGTGGTGCTGGTAAACACGCGGCCTTGCTCCACAATCTCTTCCTGCGTCCATAGCAGTGCGTTGGCGATGTTGGGGTGGCGTTCGCGTGTGACCTCAGCCAAGCGTGGTGAGATTTTGAGTCCATAGCGAGCCGCACGGATCACCGTGTTAGGCAGGCTGGCGTTGAGGTCTATAGTGGACAATGCCGCCTCGATCCATGGGTTGGTGTTGCGCAGGGTGATGTTGCTGCCATCCCAGTCCATGTGAGGCAGTGACAAGAATGGATCGGCTGTGTGTTCACGTGCCGTGGCTACATAGGCTGCTACGGTGGGTGGCATATACCAATTGTGCGCCTTGTGCTCGTCAATGAACTGTGTGATCAGTGCGAGGTTGCGCTCAGTCCTGTCAATCTCCCACTGGCGCTTTTCCTTGTTCCAGCTGAAGTTGCCGCCGGCGCGGTCCTTGATTTGGTGCAGGCGTGTGACCATTGGAGGCCCGTAGGGAAAACGCACAACAAAGTGGTTGGCTTCCAGGTCCTCATTTACCTCATAGCTGCGGTTCACTGAACGTATAGGCAAGCGCAGCGGCTTGTCGACTGCCAGGTAGGTTGGGTCAACTGTGATCTTGCGCAAGATCTGCTTGCGATACTTGGTGATGATCTTCACCGCCATGTCTACTTGCCTGTCTGTCAAACCGCGGCCCTCATGAATCATCTGCGCAGTTTGGATTACAAACGTCACATCGTAATTGGCCAGCCGCACAGGGAAGCCAGCATAATACCCAAACTTGATGTCCGCACCGGTGTTGTCCTTGAGCTTGCCCAGCCAAAGGATCCAGTCTTCGATGTAGTATGGGAACGGTTTGGTCATGTTACCTCTGCTTCATGCAAGTGTTCTCAGCCACTGTCTTCCACTTAACTGGATCCATGCGACGCAGGTCGGCCAGCTTGATAGCCATACGCAGGCTCACTTCTCTCAGCTGGGTCTGTGTCTCGTGCATGAACTCCAGGATCTCGGCCTCGCCCTCGGCGTCCATGCCATACTCCGGAAACAGTTGCCCACTGCGGGCGATCTGCCTGATGCGCAAAAACTTGTCGCGCATGGTGTCCAGGGTGAGGTCCAGGTAGTGGCAGCGTGACATGAGTGCGCCAAGGTGGTCACGCATTTTAGGACTGCGCACGTTGTCAAACTTGATGTTGGTGACGAAGATAACAGCGCCCTTGAACTCGAACTTGTTGGGCACGCCTTCGTTGCGCAGCTTGTGGCTGTCTGCGTTCCAATGGATGGTGCGCTTCTTCTTGCTGTCCAATGCTGCTTTGAGGATGTTGAGACTCAACTCGTCCATCAGCACACTGTCGCAGTCGTCAAACACCAGCACACTGTTTTCGTCACTGAACTCAAACAGCTTGCAATAAAGGCCCAGCGCAGTCATGGCGCCCTTGACCACTTCGTAGATAGGAGGCTTGCCGCCAATGGCATTGAACAGGTTGTATTTCTCCAGCTCTTTCTCGATGCCGTAGCTCTTGCCCACGCCAGGTGGCCCGACAACGATGAGAGCGCGGACGTCGCCTCGCAGGGTGGCTTCTGTCATCTGGTCCAGGATGGCAAAGCGTGCCTCAATGCGGTCCATCACCTCGTCATCTGTCTCTTCTACAGCGGGCAAAGCGGCTTCTGGTTCACCCTCGGTCTCCCAATCTTCCACTAGGATCCGCACCTTCTTGAAATCTGGCCCAAGGTGGCTACTGGCGTTAACGGTGGCCACAGTGCCCTTGCTGGTCTCTACCACTGGCTTGAGCAACGGGAAGATCTGGTCGGTGATGTCTTTGCCACGATAGCGGCCTGCGTTGATCTTTATCTGCATGAATGCTCCATGTAATATCTACTCATAGTATAGGAAAGTGGTTACCACTTTCCTATACTATTATAGTATAGGAAAGTGGTGGTGGTTGTCAAGCCCATAAATACCAGCATGGAACACTATTACAAGCGAATCCTACCCATGCTTGAGGGCTACACTGTCCGCGGCCTGTTTGATGGGCACAGAACCATTGACAAAATCGTTACACTACAGACTGGACACAAAGGTCAAGTGTTTTTCTTCGACCAGGAACCTATGATACGCAACCTAGACGATCCACTGTGGGATCACATCTTCAGTGAGCCTACCATCTTCGCCAACAGTGAACTCAACAGTGAGGACAAGGAGTATCTGGCAGCACGTCATTCCAACTTCATCGACTGGTATTACTTTGCTCATGCCATTGTAAGCAAGGAGTGGCTGAAGAGCTATCGTTACTGCCGTGCTGGTAGCTTCAACAACAGAGACCACAGCTTTCTAGTAGATTTTGGATTGATAACCGGCCCAAGGCAGTATCGACTATACCTCTACTATCTGTTGCGTGAGCACATGAAAAAGGACAGGGCGTTTTACAGCATCGACGGCACCCAGGATTGGTTTGAGGATCTGCACAGGCAGGATCGCTATGAACTTTTACAACATAGCACAGACTGGCCTGTAGAGCAAGTTATTCCGCACTGGCCTGTCAGCTACGACAACTTTGGAAAGGGTGTGTTCAACGCCGGCTCAATTCCTCAGAACACCATCAGCTGGGACCATTACAGCCGCGCTGACTTTGTGCTGGTAGTTGAAACTGTTTTTGCAGAGCGCAAACTTCACCTCACCGAGAAAATATTCAAAGCCATCGTAGCCGGTAAACCTTTTGTGTTGGCAGGTGGCCAGTGCAATCTGCGTTACCTGCAACAGTATGGGTTTCACACGTTCAAGAACTGGATAGACGAAAGCTATGACGGTGTAGAGGACCCTAAGGCGCGCGCAGAGGCGGTTGCAGCTAGCATCAACAAGTTCTACGCTCAAACGGACACTGAAATTGATGACGCGCTAGAGCGCGCTGTATGGCGTGCCGAAGCCAATCGCAACTGGTTCTGGGGTCCTGACCTTGAGCGCATTGTATGGGAAGAACTAGAACGCAACCTAGCCCGGGCCAAAGCAGAGCTAGCCACGAAGCAGGTCTAGTGTAACGCAATGGTGGCCACCGCCTAGTGTTCGGCTCTGCGGTAGCTCAACACCAATGGTTTCTATCCCCATGTATTTCAGCTTGGTGCGCAGTATGGTCTGCTTGGGGTCGCAGATGGCCAAGCATGGGTTAACCATTAGGAGGTTGATGCCAATCCAATCACTGGCGTAGGGGTAGTGGGTGAATGACTGCGGGGCTAGGTCCTCGCGGGTGATCCAGATCTTGTCCCAGTCTCGCAGCACCTTGGGCATGTTGTCATTGTTGATCCGCTCTGCGTTAAGAATGACCATGCCTTCGCTCACTGGCACAATGGTGCTGTCGATGTGAACGCCACTGTAAATGTTGGTGAGCGGATGGACACGATACTCGTCTCCCAGCGACTCTTGTAGCCACACTGCGCCTTCTGGTGTGCCGGTGGGGCTAACAAGGTAAAGCAGGTCACGGCCCAGTCGGCATACGTTAGCGGCGTCAAAGGCTGCGCTAGCAGGTGCTACAGCGGCGGCCTGTGGTGTCCAGCTAGTAGACAGTGCCTCCCACTCCCGACGCCGGCTAGGGTAGGTCATTGGGGCAACGATCACGCGGTGCCCTACAATCAGCACGTTGTCTCGTGGGCTGTAGCCATTCATCTCATCCAGCTGGGTGTAATCACGTGGGGTGGGGCGAACGACCTCGACACCAAGGCCGGCTAGCGTGGCGGCAAGGTTGTCCAGGCTGGCGTCGGCCGATTTGATGATGGCGGGGTCAACAGGGCCAGTAGGTAGCTCAGTCTCGATCCAAGGTGCGGCCGCCATAGCAGCGCGGAACACCGGGTCGGCTGGCCAGTTAGCGTGGTGCGCACCGCCTACCATCACGCGCTTGAGTGGGTCCCATTCGTTGGCGCTGTAAACGTCACCCAATGCTGATCTCCCGTAGGTCCGGGTAGGCGAACTGAATGGGCTTAGGCGTATAGGTGGCCAATGCAGCGATGCCGGCACTGGCAGTCTCTAGTCTCATGCCGTAGTGGTAGCCCGGCTCAAAGTATTTCTGGTCCTGCCATGGTGTGATGCTGAGGTTGCGCCCATCGTAGGCCATGCGCTTTAGCACAATGTAATCTGCGTTGCTGTCAAGCAAGATAGCGCCGCCGTGACCCAGGGTGAGTGGCTTGTTTGGACCAAAGCTGAGGCACTGCATCATACCAGGGCGATACATGCCCGGCTTGAGCAGGCGGGCACTGTCCCACACATTGGTGTAATCGAACTGATATTCGCCTGCGTCATACCAGGCCTCGTCACTGAGATCGTAGGCAATCTCCAGCTTGTGCATCAGCATAGGGATGCTGAGGTAAGTCTTGGCTGGAAACACCGTGCGGTCAGTGCCCTCATAGCGCAGTGCTAGTTCAATAGCATGGGTGGCGCAGTCAGTGAGCACCACATAGGGCGCGCCAGTGTAGGCCTTGAGCGCGTCTTCAAAGTCCAGTAATGTGTCGTAGTTCATTGGTGCCCTGTGAGTTGCAGTGTGTAACGTGGTTTGACGCCGATGTTTGCTGCCATGTGTGGCGTGTCACCATACCATACAAAGTAGTCGCCGGCCTTCCACCCCATGTAAGGATAGTCGTCAATCTCGAGGTAGTGCCCACTGGCCCAATCTTCCATCATCATAATGATTCGTGCCACCTGGCGCACCTCAACGTTGAACAGCGCAGTGTAACGAGAATAGGCGTCGCGGTGAACAGGCAAGATGGTCCCGGTCCTCATGCGATAGAAGGTGGCAGTGACGTCTTCGATTTGGAAGCGGTTCTCGGCCCACAGTTCTAGGTCTCGTGTCCAGACTGGTTGAACGCCGCGTTTATCCACCATGTGGCCAGTGAAATAGTCGTCGGGGTGAACGTAGCCCTCTTCGCGCCAGCGGGTCATATCAATCTGGCTGCCAAATGGGCTTTGCTGGTAGTCCAGCTCTCGGTAGCCCTCAAAGGCATGCTCTCGCATGTTACCGGCGTGATGGGGGCCGAGAATTGCCATAATGCTTTACCTCTACAGTCTTACTTAGCCCTGAGCTTAACTCCGGATTCATTTTTCTCCACGGGTCAACAACAATGCTGTTGTCTGGTATGTCAACGTAGAGCCGGGCTGTAATCACTGTGCCATCTTCTACCCGGCGCATGTTGCAGCCATAGGTAACAGTCATACAGTGTGCCAGCAGGAATACGCCTGGTTCTGTGGGATGGAACAAACCAGACTCTTCGCTGAGTGGGTCGATGTAGATGGGCGGAAATCCCATCTCCTCGCAGTAATGCCCAACCAGCAAGCTGTAACTTCCTTCGTTGTATTCCACGGCTGGCTTATAGCTTTTGCCGTGAATGTAGATTGGGTAGTGGTGTGGCTGTGCTAGCTCAACTAGGTAAGCAGCCAGGTTTCTAGCTTGCGCTTCTCTTGCGCTCATCACGCTGCCAAACAGGTCATAGCCCAAATCAAGGCGGCTGCTTAGTTCGCGTAGCGCAATGTTGTCGCGCGGGTGGCAAGCACCGCCATCGCCCATCCCTGGGGTCATGTAGGCGCTGCTAGTGATGCGCTGAGTGCTGTTAGCAATGGCTTCGGCTATCACAGTCACGTTGGCATTGCCTACACGCTGCGCCACATCCATCATCATGTTGCTCAGTCCAATCTTGGCGCTGATCCATGTGTTGTAAAACACCTTAATGCATTCTGCTTCTTCCCAGGTGCCCTGGACAATGCGTAAGCCGCCGCGGTTCAACAGGTTGCTGTAGAACCCAAACAACTCGTCGGCACGAGAACTGTAAAATATGTTTTCCTTGCTGCCTTCGCCAATGATCACCATTTCAGGGCTCATCATGTCTTCTTCAACTGTACCCATGGCAATCAAGTATGCGTTGTAAATCAACTCTGCTTTGGTCAGCAGCGGGGCTAACTGACTACGAACAGTGCCGGGCATAACAGTGCTGACCAACACTACTACCTGTTGATCGTTGACAACCTTCTCAAGTTCAACGAGCACGTTCTTAACAGCGGTGTAGTCAAAGTCCTTGGGTGGGAGGTGGCTGGTCGGCTGGCTACCGTCATACTCGCTGTCATGTGGGGTAGGCACTGCAACAAAGATGAACTCTGCGTGTTGCACTGCACGGGCAATGGTGGGACGCATGGTCACGTGGTGTGATTTGACTGGGCGAATGTCGTAGCCACTCACGTCGTGACCGCGTTTGGCCATTGCTTCTGCACACGGCAGGCCCAGCTTGCCCAATCCTATCCACGCAATCTTAACCATCAATCGTCCTTAAAGAAAAAGAGCGCACGTCTCCATGCGCTCAGTATAACAGAGACCCCTCAACCTCTGCAAATTTATTCTGGCTGGACCTCGCGGTAGAGGCGATCCATGTCAGCGAAGCCCAGCTCGCGCATAAAATCGCGCGAGCATTCGGCCCGGGTGTCCATCAGGAAGGCCGCAAAGGCCTCGCGCTCTCCAGCTGGCAAGTGAGCCAGCTCGGTGGCAATTTTTTCGAACTTGGGGTTATTCATTGTGCGAGCTCCTTGCGCAGTTGCAACAGATTGGAATGCAGCATGTTCCAGCGGCTTTGGCGGACGCGGATTGGATAGTTCACGCGGAGCCAGAGAACAGCGTATGCAAGACGTTTCATGCTCTCACTCCTAGAAGTTTACGTTCCGCGGCGGTCAGCTTGGCCAGCGCAGTCTCTCGGGCAAGCTGGCTCTGACCACGTTCCTCGGCACGTTTGCGCCTTTTTGCCTCGGCCTTGCGACGCCGTGCGTCCTCGGCCTTGTGCTCTTTCCACCAGCGTTCCAGCTCGCCACGGGCTACGCCTGCCTCCATCCAGTCAATCCTGTCGAAAAATGACTTCAGGACGGTCTGGTCTTCAATGGTGGAGAGAATTGCGCACAACGACGCACTCAGCATGGACCGTTCTGCAAGTTCTTCGTCCAGCCAGTCATCTTCACACGGCATGATTAGAATCCTTCATTGTCACGTGGCGTCCACACGTCCGCCACTTTCACCAACGCCCAGGCCAGCACCACAGTGATGCCCTGAACTGCAATTTCCAGCGTCATGGGCGAGTTCAAGATCGGCCCGAGCTGATAGGTGGCCCACGTCGCGTAGGTAAGGGCAACTGCGAGGGGGAGGTTTTTCATGACCAAGTCTTTCCTTGTTTGAGGAGTTCAAGCTTGCGCCAAAGCACAAAGGTTTTGCGGGTGACGTGAAGGGCGTAGACCAGCACAATCACTGCAAAGATCAGCAAGGCCGGATGCGCGCCGGTCCAGAACGAGAACAGCACGTTGGCTGTCTGCATGACGTTGATGAACAGCATCAGGAAGAAGCTACCGCGGATACCCATTATGCAGTCACCGTCGACAGCATGGAGGCCGGCACGTTCCAAAAAAGGCCGGTGGCGTTGTCTTTGACCAGGCAGTTTTTCAGCTTGATCTTGGTCACCGTGCCAACAACAAGACCACGCTTGCCGTTGAATTGGACTTTGTTGCCTACCGCAAGCGCGCGGGCGTTGAGCTTGCCCAATTGTGCGCGGCGGTATTGCATGGCTTCAACCACCGCTTTGATCTCGTCGGCGTTCATCGTCATCACTTCAGCAATCACAGTTTTCAAGTTACTCATTGTGTGTGTGTCTCTGTTTTCTTACGCTACAGTTAACATTAGCATGAGATGCCGACGGTGTCAACCGGTTTTTCATAAATAACAGTGTAGTTCGCGAGCGCCAACTCCAACTACTCTGTTGCCTGGGAGGGCAACAGCATGAATATTTACCCATACGTCTATCGCGTGGACCGCCCAAGTGGTGAATTCTACATTGGCTATCGCTGCGCAAACACTGTGCCTGCCGAAGAAGACCGTAGCCGCAAATACAAAACCAGCACTAGACATTTATCCTATCCATTTGAGGAATACACACTTACTGTGTTAGCAGAGTTTTTCACTGCTACTGCTAAGACAGACGCTCTTGACTTCAAACAGGCAACTATATACGAGCATTGGGGAGATGCTCTTCTAGCAAACAAGGCATGTCATTACAACCATAGAAAACGATTCAGCACGGCTGGTCTGCCTCATAAACAGAAAACTAGGTCAAAAATGTCAGTCTCAGCAATGCACCGAGAGCCGCAAAGTGAAGAGACTAAAGCTAAAAGGTTGGCGGCCCTTAAAGGCAAGCCCCGCAGCGAAGAGATCAAGCAAAAAATCTCATTGAGCAGGAAGGGTAAAACTCACAGTGCCGAGACTAGAGCAAAAATATCAGCAGCAAACACTGGTAAGACGCCCAATGCAGAATCTAGAGCAAAAATGTCAGCGTCGGCAAAGCGTCGAACCTCTGTCAGATGATGAATTCTAGCCATTCGGCAATTTGTTCGACGTGACGGCACTTGCCGCGATACGTCATGCCAGGGCAGTCGCAGGTAAAGCCTTTGGGCGTCATGGTCACGGTGTGCGTGGTGTCTTTCTTGGTGCCCTTCAAGCACCAACTGTCACCAAGCGCAACGTGGCTCTTGTAGTCGATGCCAGCTGGCTTGTAAACGCGAGGTCCGAATTTTCTGGCCATTAGAGCTGCCTTTGTTGCCTACATGCTCAGTATAGCACGTTATGTGGCTAGGTCAACCATCATCTTCATCATCGTCAAGGTCTTCCGGCTTGAGGACACCACCGGCTGCAACCAGCTCGTAAACACCAGCTTCTGGCTGATCAGCAAACTTATACCAAGGCCATAGCCTCATGATTTCACCCGTGTGTTTCGAGGATGGTTGCAGCCTGCTTTGCCAGTTCTTCAAGGTGGACTGGCGTGTAGTTGATGGCCTCTACGCTGACGTTGATGTAACGTCCCTCAGGGCTGGGGTTCTGGTGGATGTGACCATGCACGTTCACCAAGTTGTTGCCGCTGCCCGGTGCGCCAGGCTCATGCTGGCTCTGGTGCAGCGGGATATGGCTGAGGTGCAGCTTGAGGTCGTAGAACTTGCGCTCGAGGTAAACGCTTTTGAAGAAGCCGCCACTGGCAAGGAATTTGATGTCATCGTGGTTGCCTACGATGAGATTCTTGCTGCCGTGCAGCCGTGGCCAAAAGGCCTTGAAGCGGTCTCGCCCGGCTCCGCGGTGGTCCATGAACACGTCACCAAGGTGGTAAACCTTGTCGCCTTTGCCCACAGTCTTGTTCCACTTGTCCACCATATGCTCGTCCATCTCGTCAACGTCTTTGAAGCCGGGTCGAACGGGCAGTCCCGTGCGGCTGTCAATGAAGTTGAGGATATTGGCATGGAAGAAGTGGCTAATGTGTGTCGGAAATTACCCAAGTATTATTGAGATTCCGACACACATTTAGCCTCCTTTCGGTTCCAAAGTTTTCCATTATGATACTCCTTAATAAGTGCAAGACATTTTTCTTGCTCAATCCAGTTAGTATAACTGGTATTTTGTATGTTGTCAAATTATTTGAGGTGTGATTGAGTCTGACTGAATATTTTTTGAGGCACTTTTTTTAACGTTGTCTGAATGCAGCATAATATGGCAATTTTCTGGATGCCGAAGTAGCTCTGGATATATTCCAAGCTCAAAGCCACTTTTCCTTGACAGTCGATGATCTCTTACTAATCCACGAGTATTACTCTTTACATTAAACACACCAAACACCTCTCATATCCGTTTGAGGAATACAGCCAGACAATCCTGGCCGAGTTCTATCTGCCCTCAGGCAAGGACGACGCTTCCGACTTTGAGCAACTGACTATATTTGAAAGCTGGGGAGATCCACTGTTAGTAAACAAGAGATGCCATTATGGAAAAGTTAGGTGGAGCACTGCGGGAAAGACATGCTCAGACGAACACAGGAGGAAGCTGTCAGAAGCAAACCGGGGCGTCCCTGGTAAGCCCCACTCTGATGAGACTAAACGAAAGATGTCGGAAGCACGGAGCAGGAGGATAACCTCGGATGAGACCACGCAGAAGATGTCTGAGGCATGGCGCGGCAAAGCTCGGAAGCCGTTCTCAGCTGAACACCGGGCAAAGCTCTCAGAGACGTGTGGCAGGCGGCTCAATAAAAAGTTCGATCAGCGCCCAGATCACCCAGATGCCCGGCAAGAACAGCATAAGCAGCAAGGTCATTAAAAAGTTGCGACGGAACGTGCGGATTGCCCCCACTATGAGGGCAACCAGCATGAACAAGAAAAAGAGGCCGCCTAGAACTTCTGTCATTTGCTCTTTCCATACGTGAACGAACCAGCTAGCGGCTTGTCTGCCAGGAAGGCCATGGTTTGGTTGATGCTGAGGTTTGGCCAATCTTGGGCAAACATCTTTACATCGAGGCGGCGCTGGTGGATCGGGTCACCACCGCCGACGCCAGTGTGGATGCGGGTGCCGGACCAGCAATCGCTGCCGGACCCAAACCCTTTGGTGTGACTGAGGGTATAGCCAATGCGACCGCTCCATCCCGGATAACCCTTGGGCCTGCCATCTTTGGCTTCATGGCTGCTCCGACAGGTCACACCGCCAACAGGGCAAGCCATGCTGTTGCTTACGCTGTTACTCCAGGTTAGCTGGAGGTAGGTAATGGTTACCTTGAAGTCGGCGCGAATGCTGGGATCAATCTTGCTGTGCAATCCCCGCGCACCAGCGGCGATGTCGAAAAACACTTCGCCGTGGAGGTGGATCCAGTCGATCACGCTCTGCCAGTCTGGCTGGTTCCACATTTGGCTGAGCAGCTTCTGGTGCTTGATCTCTTTTGCACGTCGGTGCATTCTGGTTTCCCTTAGGTCACGCAAATGCTTGGTGTAGCTGGGCTTGGTTGCGAAGAGGTCGCCAGTCCAAGGACACTGGAAAGCCCGGGCAACTTTTGCCTCTTCAAGAGGGATCATCTTCCCTGCGCCTTTGTATACTTTGATTGCTGGCATTTCGTCCTCGTGAATTTGGGTGAGCAGTTTTGTTTTGACAACAGTCGACATGCCGGGTCGACTAGAATAATTAAATATGTGTTATGACAACTGTCGGTCTCATCTCTCATCTCCGTTGCCTACAGTTAACAATAGCATGTCTGCAGGGTGTGTCAACCTAAATCAGAACGGGTGCCCGTTTGCATCCTGGATGGTGCGCGGGCCAATGAACTTGGCGCGCTCTGCATGGTAAGCCACTGCACTGTGGTGGTTGCGGATCTGTGCTTCAAAGTAGCGCACAACACTGGCGCGCCGTCGGCGCGCGTGTCAACCGTTATCGCTTGAACAAACCACTGGCAACCATTGCGTCCAGCGCCTCAAGGGTGCCGTTGTTCTCAATGATTACGTCAAAGTGTTTGTCGTCATCTACCCAATGCCATTCGCTTGGGTGGATGTCGCTGCGGAAACACATTGGCGCGCGCTCTGGGTTGTCCCTGCTTGCCACTGCTTTGTTCCACCAGTCTGGTAACTCACCACGGCGCACCTGCCACACTTCGCCGCCAAGGATGCCAATCATCTCTTGCTCGTTTTCAAAGCGCACGTCGGGGATGACCCAATTCTTGTCTGGATCGGCTTGGATCCGCTGCTTGACTAGTGACACCCAAATGCTTTCATCAAAGCCCTTCCTCATGCACTCTGTGCCCATTAGCTGTAGCACCAGGCGAGGGGTGATTTCGCGGCACAGCTCATTTGTCCAAAATGTGTCGGGGACCTGGCGCCAGTCTCTGCTGTCTTTTGTGTCGCCTTCTAGCAAATCACGCGGCCAGCCAAAGATGGCGGCGGCACCGTCCTTAAGACGGTCAGCAAAGCTCAATTTTTCAAACCCATACTTGTTAACCAGGATGTCAGCAACTGTGCCTTTACCGCTGCCGATCAATCCACATACACCGATTACTTTTCCCATACCACTCCTTTGTAGTTTCTACTGCCGTCTGCCTTGATCCACTCGGCTTTGAGTAGAGCAAGGAGCCTGTTGAGTTCCAACAGGTCACTGTTTTTATTCATGCTGCGGTCCTTATTCATTAACTATACACGATCCGAATCTCAAAGTAAACATAATTGCGTCTGCCTCGTTTTCAAAGTAGAAAACATTGCCCATTCGTTGATGAACGACCTGGTTCTTTTGTAGCCACAGAGCTGCTTGATACACCGGGCGGTTTTGGTAGGGTAGACGGACTTTGAAGGCCTGGTTAAACATCAGCCAAACCACAGCGTAAACAACACTGCCTCGTGCTCGCGCTTGAACCAAAACACGTTGCCCATCTTGACATAGCCCGGGCCGTTCTCTTCGGCCCATTCAACAGCGTCTAGGAACGGGTCCGTGCCGGCAGCGTTTGCGCGCGCCTTGTAGAACACGCTCATTATGTCGCCGAAGTGCTCAATGTCCAGTTTCAAGGACGTATCTCGTTTTGAATGTGACAGGTTCTTCGTAGGGCGTTACACTGTAGCCACCAAGGCGGACCGGCGTTGCTTCTTCTTCAGTCAGCCACGTCTGGCGTCCTGGCATGTATGGGATATACCACCTTGCAGTGCCAGCGGCTGTTTGAACAGATCCAGTAAGTGGTTCTGCCAAGTGCTGCCGCACTGTATATTGCTTCTTGGTCAATCTGTTATCTCGATGTCAACAAAATTGATGATTTGCAGAGGCTTGGGCTTTTTGTATGGGGTGACCTTGTAGCCCTTTGAGACGCCTCAGGGTTGCTTCCTCTTCACTCAGCCACTTGGTTTCGGTTCGGACCAATGGCATATACAAGCTAATACTGTCACCATAGTATTGTATGTATGGACGCGGCTCTTGTCCCTCAACCAGTGTATACTTCTCTTTCTTCAGCGCGCGAGCAGCGAGTTCGTGCTTTTTCTGCCGCGAAGCTGCCAGCTGTTCCTGCCATGTGGGCACGCCTCGCTTAGAAAGGTGGGTCATTTTTGTCCAGCTTGATTGGCGCCTTGCCCTCGAGGATGCGCATCACGTTCTTGGCGTCCAGCTTTTCCTTGTTGAGGCGGATGCGCTCAATCGCACGGGTTTCTGCCTTGGGCCGCGTCTTGTGCAGCTTGTAGCCCAGGCTGATGTCGTAGTCCCGTGCCCAACCAATGCCGGCGAGGAAGGCCGCCACCTGGTTGATGTCGCCACTGAAGAAGCTGGCTTTGCGGTTGTAACCAGGCAGGATGTTCTCATCTGCCATTGGCACCAAGGTGATGAGGTCGCTGTTGCGCCTGTATGGGTCGTTGCCAAACTCAAACCCAAGCTCGTTGGCCGCGGCTTCAACTTCATTGAAGCGCCGATACATGTTCAGGCGGTGCATACAATAACCCTCCGTTGCGTTTTCTTTTCAGCGCGCCAGTATGGCTGTCCGTGTTTGCGGATAAAGCCCACCGGCGCCTGCGGGCTTTCATCGGCCATGCCACGCACGTCTTCCATGCAGAGATCGCCGCTGACGTTGAACGTCCAAATCTCAGGGTCGCGAAGCACCATGTAGTTGAGGTTGAACTCTGGTTTGTATTCTGTGCCAGCCAGTCCGGCCATCACTGCCTTACTGTGCTCTTCGGTGAGATTGAAGATGCCCTCAAAGCCAAGGCAGTCCCAATACGCAAGGTAGGTGCTGCCAGCTGGGGTTTCTTCGTCTTCGATGTAGTCTTCGTCTTCCATCATTTGAACCTCAGTGCAAATAGCAAAGATGTTTCTTCGTCAACAAAGCAGTAGGTGTCAACGTCCATAGTTACAACCACCCCAGTCTGCGCCTTAATCCAGGCAGTAGCTTCTTCTCGCTTGGTGTAGTCATTGAGGTCGATTTTGTGCGGGAACCTGTTTTCCACAGTGGTCCACCAGCCCGAATCACCATTGTTGTAGTAGTGTTCCTCGGTCATTGCCGACACACCTCACTCCGGATCGTCGAACTTGCGCAGGTCGTATTCGCCAGTGGCAGTGCGTTTCCAGCGCAAGTAGCCTGCTTTGCGCAAGCTATCAACAGCGCGGGTGGTTCCAGCAAGGACGCCGCTGCGAAAGCCCGTACGGTGTCCCATATAGGTGCCAAGAACGTAAACGCCCACCAGCCAGAAGAAAATCTCAAGTGTCATGTGCTATCCTTATGTAAGCAGCAAGCCGACGTAGAACAGGGCCAGCAACATTGCCAGGCCCACTGCGTCTTCGAGCATTTCAAGTGCTGTCACTTCAACTGCGATCACTTTGCCCATTATCTGCCTCTTTGCTTTGGTTATGCTTAACTATAGCGCAGGTCAGGATGACTGTCAACCGTTATTCTGGCAGATTGATTTTGAGCTCAACTGCGCTAGCCATGTAGATGATCCATGGGTCGTAGCCAAACGTTTCAATCCAAGCTGGATTGCTGCCAGGGTCCCATGTCCAGGGATCAGGTTGATGGTCAGGAGTAACTTCATCTGTTTCGGGTAGATCAGGGTTGAAGTTGGGATCGCGAACCGCAGTGTTTCGATACCAAGCTGGGTGCTGGTTGCAGTTGTGTGGCCCTGGGAAGAACAGCTTGTAATTCTCGCCGTCTTCCGCAATCTCTACGCTTTCAATGATGAGGTTTCTGTCGCTGTGGGCAACGCCTGAAGTGTCGCGATACACAATGTCAACCAGCGTTTCACCAGCTGGTGCTTCAAACGTGTATTCTTTGACAACACCAGTGCCGGTCACTTCAAGGTCGAACTCAACATTTTTCATGTTGATGTCTACATCCACAATAGCTGGGATTTCATTGTAGTAACCAGTGTTGAGTTTGAGTCGTAGTTTACGCTTTGCCATACAACTATTTATCCCATATTTCTCGTAACTCCGGAACTTCATGAACGTCGGGCTTGCCATGACACACTATGATGCTGGTGTCGGGTGCGAGATTTTTGAGGTCTTGCACTTCCCACTTCCAGCTTTGCGCCCACAGCATGGGCCACCATGTTTCTTCTGCTGCATGGGCGTGGATGAAATCTTGGTCGCTGCGGAATTCTCGCTGGTAACGGACAGGGTCTTCTACAAAGCGTTGATACAGGGCCAGCTGGCTGTTGCCTGGCCAGCCCATCACGCTGCTGTTAGTGAAACGGATGTTGGTGCTCATTGCCCTGTTGAAGTCCTGGCAGATGCGAAACGTGCTGGGTTTGTAGTCCCAAAACTTGTCAATGCGGTTTACGATAACTGTGTCTAGGTCCAGGTAAAGGTTGTTACCAGGCAGGTTGTTGAAGATGTCCAGCTTGAACCACCACGGCTTTGTTACTCGCCAGTCTGGCAGCGTCATGAAAATCCAACCCAGGTCTTGTGGGTGTTGGGTTGGGTTGTCGGTAAACACATAGAAGTCAAAGTCGTATGCTGTGAACTGACGCGCGCGGCGCCACAGGTTCAACACATACTCCGGCCCGTAGAGTGTGCCATAGTGCAAGCAAACTAGGTTATAAGCCATCACTCACCGCCTGCATTGTCAACAGTGCGTCAAGTGGGGACCTAGATGAATGGAAGTGGATGATGTTTTTGGTGTCATCTAGGTGACGCCACACGTTGTCGTTGTTTTGTCCTGGTAATCCCACTGCTGGGGCTTGCTGCACTAAATCCTGAACGCTGGGTAACTCGCAGCCTTCACTCATGGCGTTATACACACCTTGCTCGTAATCGTAGAGATCCTGGTTCCAGTCATTGAAGAGTTTTAGTGCGCGGTCCCATACTGAATCCTGCATGCCATGCGGGAAGTAGCGCAGGCCCGAGTTGGTTCTGCAACCGGGTGACCACTGCTCTCCAAAGATGGTGGTGGGCTTAAAGCAGACGGTGTCTGGGTCTGCGTATAGCACGTTGCACGGTTCTGATTGCCACAACCTATAGGTCTGCTCAAAGGTATAGCGGAACGAGTCTTGTAGCGAGTCAAACTGTTCGCTTAGGTAAAGCAACGTCCAATCGCCCTGCAGGTTCTTTTCATATGACCGTATGCTGAGTTGTTGCATTTGCTCGTAGTAAATGATGTTGTTGTAATCCACTACCACTGGCCGGTGTGGATTTAGCGAGTCACCAAAGGTTTCAGTCGCTCGATTGATCCTGTGCAAGCTTTTGACGAGGTAGTTCTTCAACCTGTTCCCCCAATGCTCTCGCGTTGGATGTCGTCGTGATCAAACTGTGCCCAATACAGTTCAAAGCAAACGGTGTCCTTGTTGCACTTAAACATGTGATAATCACCAGGTGGCACTGCGGTGTATTCGCCTGCTCGCAGAACTGTAACGTCTACCAGATCGTAATCGCGCTTCCAAACGTGGATCTCAAGCTCGCCGCTTTCAACCCAGAATCCGTTCCACTTGTGCTTGTGCAAATGCTTGCTGCAATAGCCACCGGCACGGATCTCGATCCTGTGGAATTCAAAAAACGGGTTGGCTTCAATCTTTTCTGTGAAGCCCCAGACCTTACCTGATTTCATGGTTTTCTCTCTATGTCGTCTTCTTCGCACTTGCTACCATACTGCACTTCTAGTATGTGGCACGGTGCTTCGTAAGGGTTGGTGGCTTGATGCCACACCCCACTGCCAATCACGTAGTTGCCATTGTGTGCAGCTAGTTCAACAGTTTGCGTTAGGCCCGGGACTTCGGTGAGCAGGCGGCAGGCCCCGCTCAGAACATACCAGTTCTCACTACGGTGAGTGTGGCGTTGGTTGCTGAGGCTGCCGCCCGGTTGAATCACCAACTCCTTGACCTTGTAGCCCGGACGTTCGTCTAGCACACGATACCAACCCCATGGGCGGGTTGTTTTTGGGTTCTTCCATTCTTCGAGGATCCAGCTGCTACTGTTTTTCTTGTCTTCGCCGCCGACCCCAAATTCAAATCTCACCCAGGGTGTCTTACCGTAGGTCCGGTATTCCGGAATGTTGTTCTCTACTCTGTCCCCACCATTGGCGAACACCAGCTGGTTGTTGGGGGAACGCTGCAACAGCTTGTAGATAGCCATGTTGGCAGTGCCATCGCTGTCGTCAAACGCTATTACCTCATCCACGCTGTTAAGGGCGTTTAGCACTGCGGCGCGTTCGCTCCACGGCATAAACGGTCGGCCCTTCTTGCGGGTGAGCCAGGCATCACTGTTGAGCCCTACTACCAGATAGTCTCCCAGCTTACTAGCAGCCGATAAATATGCTATATGTCCGCTATGGATGGGATCGAAACCGCCGGTGACTAAAACTATTCTCATACCATATTTACTCTCAATGAAAAAGGAAGATCAATTTGAACAACGTATATGTCGGCTGGGATAGCAGAGAAGATATCGCTTTCCAAGTTGCTGCTCACAGCATACACAAACACAACCCAAATGTCAATGTCTTAGCACTCAAACAACACGAATTGCGAGACAAAGACGGTTACTGGCGCGAGGTTGACTCGCTGGCTAGCACCGAATTTTCCTTCACACGCTTTCTAGTGCCGAACCTCAACCACTACAACGGATGGGCAGTGTTTGTGGACTGTGACTTCTTGTTCCTCACAGACATCCAAGAGCTGTTTGACCAAGCTGATCCCAAGTATGCGGTCCAGGTTGTCAAGCACGACTACACGCCAAAAGAAACCATCAAGATGGACGGCAAGACCCAACACCTTTACCCGCGCAAGAACTGGAGTAGTATGATGCTGTTCAACTGTGCTCACCCCAGCAACGCTGCACTGGATTTGGTCAACGTAAACACGCAGAGTGGTGCTTGGTTGCACCAGTTCAAGTGGCTCAAGGACGAGGAGATTGGCGAGCTGAGTCCTGAGTGGAACTGGCTGGTGGATTGGTATGAAGAGCCCAAAGATGGCAAGCCCAAGGCACTGCACTTTACCACTGGTGGACCGTGGTTCAAAGAGTATGCTGACGTTGCTTATGGCGACCGTTGGATTGCAGAGCGCAACGAGTATTACAAGAGCTGGTAATGAGCAAGCAACTATTAGTCACCACATTCAACATTGCTGGCTACCGCAACTACGGCAAGCGTATGCTCACCAGCTTTTTGCGGCACTGGCCCAAGGACCAACAGATGGTGGTCTACCATGAAAACTTTACGCTGGACACGTTGTTTCAAGACAACCCTCAGATCATCATCCGTAATCTCAACACGGTTACAGACCTAGTAACGTTCAAGAGACGACACGCTAACAACCCCCCAGCACATGGTTACTGGCCGCTTGGCGCTACAGCCAACGTGTTTAAGTGGGATGCTGTCAAGTTCAGTCACAAGGTGTATGCGCTCAATCATTGCTTTGAGAATCTCGAGGACGACGTTGATGGAATGGTGTGGCTTGACGGTGACACTATCACCCACAGGGACGTGCCACCAGAGTTCTTAGGCGGTATGGCAGCAACAGGTGAGTTTGGTCTCAGCTATTTGGGAAGGACCAACAATCACAGTGAGTGCGGGTTTGTTGGATACAATCGTCGGCACCCGCAGATGGCAGAGTTTTGGGCACGTTTTGTTGGGCTATACAACAGCGACGAGTTGTTCAAGCTCGAAGAATGGCATGACAGCTTTGTGTTTGACGTTGTGCGGCGTGAGTTTGAGGCCGCTGGCATGAAAAACTTTAACATCACCCCAGATCCCGTCAACAACCATCCGTTCATCAACAGCGACCTTGGGTTGTATATGGACCACATGAAAGGCAATCGCAAACAAATGGGCCGCAGCAAAAGACACGAACGACAGATAAAGGTTGACGATGAGCCTGGATGGTGGGTGCGATGATTAGTTTACTTTGCCCTACTAGAGGACGGCCCGACCGGGCTATGGCGTTCTTGCGCAGCGTGTGGGATACGCAACACAACGACAACGAGATTGTGTTCGGCTTGCAGAAGGATGATCCTCGGCTCGGCGATTACCCCAAAGAGATAACAGATCGTGCCATTGTTTTTGAGCCCAGCACCACTGTTTACTACTGGAACGAGATGGCCGCGTGGAGCAAGGGGGATCTGCTAACGCTGATTGCAGACGACGTAATCATGCAGACGCCAGGGTGGGACACCACCTTTGAGGCTGTGCGGGCGCGCCACCCTGATGGCATGTATCTCATCACCACGCAAGATGGGCGAGGCGTGGGTCACGCTCCGGCGCATCTTCCTACCCCGCACCCAACGATTACGAGAGAGTGGCATGATGCGCTGGGTTATTTTACGTTCCCTGGCCTGTTTCACTACTATGCCGACACGTGGAACAGCAAGATTGCACAATCCGTCGGGCGTCAGGTCAACATGTATGACATTGAGTGGACACACATCAAAGAGCACGATGCGACACGGGCATTGATAAAGAAGAACAAGTGGGCAACGCTAGACGAGGAGGTTTTCAAACTGTGCAAGCGGCACTGGGAGACCGACCTGGCAATAATCAAGAGCAAGATAAAGACATGATCACAGCAATAATACCAGCGGCTGGACAAGGCACACGACTCAATCTACCTTACCCCAAAGAGATCTATCGTGTAGACCGCAACCAAGCGTTGATTGACTTCACCTTTGATTTCTTCAAGGGCTACACCAGGGACGAGGTGGAGTTTGTTGTCATCATAAACGAGCACAAGACGGACATTGTAAAGTATCTCAGTCGTTACAAGAGCCGGTTCAACATCAGCTTCACTTACCAAAACCCGGCAGAGAAGGAATACACCGGCGCTGTCAAGAGTGCAGCACACTTGTTCGGCGAATACAACGTTTTTCTATTGCCCGACACTATTATGACACTGGCGCCTGGTGCAGACTTGGGCCAACTAATTAAGACTGCGCTAGCCAACGACAGCTTTGCATTCCTATACAAGCCTGAGACTGACCCTGCTATGCTAAAAACCAAAGGTGCGCTAACTGTTGAGAACGGCGTTGTTACTGCTTACGAAGATAAGCCCAAAGAGGATTTGGGTAGGTTCAATGCGTTCTATTGCAGCTTTGCGTTCAAGCGTGACGCGTTTGACTCGGCTATGGCATTTATGGAGAAAAGCACTCTTGGGCTTGAGGTTGATCCAGCTGAGATACGCAACACGCCACTATATTTGTGCAAGGGCATTCCAGTAGTAGACTTCGTTGACCTTGGCACTTGGCCAGAGCTGCGTCGCATGTTAAGGGAAGTCGAGTGAAGGTAATAGGCTACAGCACTCACAAGCCTCACACCACAGCTATTGTTGATGCAATGCTGGAAAGTGTGCCCAACAGCCGCCTAATGGATGTCAGCAAGTTTGACGAGTGCGAGCCATTACCCGACGCTGACTACATTGTGATTAGCGGCATCCTGCGTGGCTGCGGCATGGTTTACAAGGCATGTGTTGAACAGAAGCGAGATTTTTTGTTCATCGACCATGCCTACTTTGACGCTGGGTATGAAGAGCCTACGTGGATGCGGGTCACCAAGAACAGGCACGTCTTCGGCCCTGGGCTTGAGGGCTGCGATGAGCTGCGGTATGGGCGGTTGTTTAATCGTTACAGGCTGCAACCATGGCGTGGGTGGCTGCCGGGCGGCTACATTCTCGTGCTGCCACCGACAGACGCCATTGGGTGGCTGTTTGATCAGCGTGACTGGCAGCATGACACTATCCGCGAGATCAAGAGGCGCACGGATCTCCCTATCAAAGTGCGGCCCAAGCCCACCAACGCCATTGTGGACGACCGTGGCAATCTGCTCAAGATGAAAAACGTAGTGAATGGCACCACGCTAGCAGAGGACGTAGCAGGCGCTGCGGCTGTTGTGGTCTACAATAGCAACGCTGCATTGGAGGTGATTGAAATGGGTGTGCCTGTCATCTGTAGCGAAAACTGCTCAGCCTACCCTATCTCGTTCAAGCTAGATGACCTAGCCATGCCGGACGTGTTTGCGCAGGAGTCACGACGCCAACAGTTGTTTTGGGACCTGGCCTACAACCAATACAACCTCTACGAGATGAAGAAGGGCGTGGTCTACTCTCGCCTAGGACTGCGATGAAGGTAAGCTATTGGCCGGAGGCGGTCGCCCGCAACGGTGTCACCGTTGCTGGCACCTACGATGATTTTGATTTGCGGTTTGACGGCTTAGTCAACTGGAACAGTAACCTGTTGTAGCTGGTGTGCCGGTTTGGGTTGGCCCTACCAGCTTGGCTGCTACAGTAGGAAATACCCGATTGTCAGCAATAGACCAACCCATACTGCCAGAAAGATCAGCTTGGTTCGCAGAGTATGTTCATACGGAGTGGTTGTTAGAAGAAATAGCCAGTGGTGCACCGTGGAGCCTCCTTAAACGTCAGATGGAAACGTCTTCCATCCCCGCAGTTCGCAGCCTGGTGATGTGACCCAGCATATAGCTTTTCTGGTCCAGGCCCTTGATGATACCCAAGTATTTATTGCGCAGTAGCGCAACCTCGTTGATCAGCGTTTCGTAGTCAACCACCTCGTCTTCGCCGTCTGTGTATTTTTCGGCGTCACGGCTGCTTAGGGCGCGGTTGTAGCCCTCTAGATACTTTTGGAAATGCTTGCGTCGCAGCTTGCGCAACTGTATGTTCATGTAGTTGAGCACAGCCTCAATCTCTTGAAGCTGGCTAAATCGTTCTTCGAAGATGCCTGGCAGCTTACTAATGTTACGCTCAACAACGCCTGCGACGGCACAGTCACGCCGTGCTTGATCGAGCTCTTTTGTGTAATACTCGATAAAGTCCGGCAGGTGACCGATGTTTTGTGTAACCTTGGTATACCAGCCTGTAGCCATTTCAACGTCCTTGTCTTTAAATCACAGTGTAGCATGAGGGAACCAGGCTTGTCGACCTCAATCAAAATCATAAATATCAGTGTAGTGCGCGGCAAGGCCTGCTCAAATTGAGACCAGGCAGAAGATCTCTGAGTCAAAACTCGGCAAAGCCAGGATGCCCTTCTCCGCCGAGCATAGACAGAAGATCTCAGATGCGATGCGCGGCAAAGTAAGGCATCCTCACTCAGCTGAGACCAAGAAGAAGATATCCGAGACAAAGCGCACGACGAGAAAGTAAGTCAACCATCCTCATCCCAGTCGTCGTCCGACTCTGGCTCATTTGCTGCAATAGCGGTTTCAAGGTATTGGTCCACACCCCGCAATTTCACCAAGTCCTCGTCCCGGATGCCTGCTTCCATTAGCTCTACGACTAAATGTTCTGCTGCATTGGCCCGGTCCGCGGCCTTGATGTATTGCACTAGGATGGACCAGCACACTTCGATGCTGTCTGCGTCCATTATACTACCTTTCACTCTGCCGTGTCAACGACTGTCTCGTCGTTGCCGGTATTTACGTTATCTAGGCTGAGGATGTCTACGCCCTGGAGGTCCGACATGATTACGTCCAGCTTTTCGCCAGTCCATGCCTTGCGGAATTCTAGCATCTCCTTACCCTCTTTGGTGAGGTAGCGCAGCCTGTTGCCCTGCTTGGTGAGAATGCCCTTCTTCTCGAAGATGTCAATCAAGCCGCTGTATGGGTCCATGCCGGTCTCGTATGGGATCTTGACCTGGACGCTTTCGAATGGCTTGGCGTAACGTGTCTTCATGATCTTACAGCTGGCACGGATGCCGTTCACTTCACTGGTCTTATTGCCGTCCTCATCTTCTTTTAGCTTGAGCTTTTTCATAGCAACAACGATGCTGCTGGCGTAGATGAATCCTTGGCCGCCCGATATCTTGTCATCTGGGTCAAACATGTCTTGGCTGGCATAGGTGTGGTTTGTAGCTACCATACCAATGTTCAGCGCACCAAACATGTTGACGCAGTTGCGAACCAGTGCTGTAAGTGCTCTGGGTTTACGACCGAAGTCGCCTTTCATATCACCAGCGTTGAACTGGTTGACGTCAGTTGGTGTAAGCAACATGCCCAAGCTGTCTACTACGAACAGCACCTTAGGGCGCTCTTCTTCTGGCAGTGCCTTGTAGTCGGCAACAAACAAACTGATGGCTTTGGCCACGTCGTCAATCATTGCCATGTTAAGCTTGAGCAGCTTGCTTGGATCTGTGTCTACGTCTAGTGCCTGTAGCCAGGCCTCGTCAAGGGCGTTTTCGCTGTCAATCAGCACCACAAAGATGCCTTGACGTTGTGCGTCCTTTACAATGTTGGCGCTGCAAAAGTAGCTCTTGCCGGCGCCGCTTTCACCAGCAAACACCGTCACCTTGCCCATTGGAATGCCGCGATGGAAGTCTCCACTGATGAGGTAGTTTAGTGCATAGCTGCCAGTGCTGATCCAGTCAGTTGGGTCATTGAACCCCACGCTAAGACCGTCAATGCTTTTGGTGATGTCTTTGCGGAATTTGCTAATGTCGAATGGTTTGGCCATAGGTTATCCTTTATCGGTTGAATAGACTAAGGGCAGTTGCCTGCCCTTAGTTTTCTCGTCTTATTCTGCTGATTTGCGGTTGCGGATCATCGCCAGGATGTCTGCGGTCTTTGCTGATGGTTCAGCACTTGGAGTAACCACTGGCGCAGAAGCCACTACAGGTGCTGCCTCGGATGCGCCACCATCAAAAGGGATTTCGTCATCCGCGCCTGCTGCTGGGGCAGGTGTTGGCTTGCTTGCTGCCTTTGCAGGTGCGCTAGCTGCCGGTGCACCACCTGGTGCTGCTGGAACGTCAACGCCGTATGGCTTGAAGTATTGTCCCCACTTGTCGAGGTCGTATGCCTGACCGTCAACGCTGGCTTCGAACATTTCAACCATCACCTTGAGTTCAACCTCAGTTGGACGCTTTGGCAGGAAGTCACGCAGGTCGTAAAGACCATGTGTGTCAATTGCCGCACGTTCTGCGCTGCTGAGTGCGCTTTCTTTGCGCGCCCACTTGCTGGTGCTGTAGTCTGCGTATCCGCCCTTGGTGGTCTTGACGATTGAGAAGTCAAGTCCGCGATCAAAGTCAGTTGGCAGTTCTTCAATCTCAGTGTCCATCAGCGCAGCCTTAACCACGTTGAAGATCTGTGGGCTGATGATGAAGCGACGGATTGGGTTTTCTGGAACGTTGTCCTCTACCAATGGGTTTTCGTGAACGAAGCCCTGGAACAGGTAGCTCTTCTTCTTCCAGTATTTGCGGCCCATGTCTTCAAGGCTCTTGTCCTTGAACCAGGTGCGCACTTCAGCCAGGATTGGGCACGAGTCGCCATACATTTCCACGCATGGAACCTGCATGATCAGCGGCTTGCTGTCCGTCTGACCCTTGATGCCGCTGAACGGCAGCTTGATCATGTTGCGCTCAACCCAGAAGAAATCGTTACCAGTGTTGCCATCTGGTAGGAATCTTACGCGGGCTGTTGTTCCTTCGGGGATGTTCCAGTGTGCATAAATTGCACGATCGCCGCCTTGGGCGCCGCCTGTTTGGCGTGAGTCTGCTGCTTGAAGTTTTGCTCTAATTTCTGCTAGTGAAGCCATGATGTATATCCTTTATGTTTTGCCATGATGCTTGTTTTTGTAGTGTTTGCCTATCACACACTATAGGTACAGTGTATGCTCTTTATTTATCTCAGGTCAATATCTTTTGCCTAAATCTGATCAAGAAAAAAGGCAGCTTGTCAGCTACCTTCTTTGCATGATGTTTGCTTAAATTCCTGCAAACTTCTTTAAAAGGGACAAACTCTCTGCCATAATCTGTTCATCCTCAGACTTGATTGCTGGCTTCTTTAGTTTTGACCTGATTGCATTGTCCTTGCTGCCTGCATATTTAGCCTTAGGTGATTCTAGTTTGCCGTCTCCATCAAAATCTTGATCTGCGCTAACTCTGAGTGCCTTTTCAGTGATAGTTCCTTCTTTGGTTACTTCACCTAGGTCTTTGAGGACCTGGTTAACCATGATGCTGATGTCGCTGCTACCAAGCTCAGCAGCGTCTGCATGGAATTCAGCTGTTCCCATGACAGCGTCTTCAACGCGGTCTAGTCCATACTTTTTCAACAGTGGGAACAGCTTGTTGGTCACCTGCAAACGATGGATGATTGCGTCCTTGACATCCTCAACGTTTGCACCCCATTCTTCTGAACCGTGGCCGAAAGCCTCAGCCATTGCTTGTGTTGCAGCATTGGTCTTCTTGCTGGTCATAACGTCCTTGGCAATCTCACCTGCAATCGGCGCTTCCTGTGGGCTTAGACGTTGCCCACGAGCCAGCTTGTCTGCTACACGCTTAAGGTCACGCGCCTTGTTTGGATCGCCGTCGCTGAGTGCTTTTATGATGGTTGGATTGGTCGCTTTGGCCGCTGTGCCACCAGTTCCGGTTATCCCAGTTCCGGTTGTCCCAGTTGTGGCCACGGTGCCTGCTTCTAGCAGTGCGTTTGCCCAGTTTTCAAAGCTGGCTACAGCTTCGTGGAAGCCGCCGGTGCGTGTCTTCTTGGCGCCATATACTTCACCTGGGTCCTTGCGAACCTGAGCTGCATATGCTGGATCGCCGGCCATCTTCTTCATGTCGTCAATATACTTCTTGGCCAACAGCATTGCCAGGCCCTTGTCCTTCTTGTATTCTGGGGTGATCTTGGTTCCAAAGCTTGCACCCTCGTCACCAATCTGTAGCGCCATCTCGCTGGCAAAGTTTGCCACAGCGTCAACGTCGTTGCCGATTGCGCGGCTTGCGATGTCACTTAGGATGAAGCCCAACAGTCCGCCGCCGTTTGTAAACTTGGCGTTCTTGATCATGCTGTCTGCTGCTGGATCCTTGCGTAGGACCAACACAAAGTTTGGATCTGCAATCATGCGCTCCACGCTTGATGCTGCTTCTTCAAGCGGCTCTGCAGATTCTGCTGCATCCTCGACGTCCCATTCCATCTCTTCACGGCCTTGTGCTTGTTTCTTGGCCCAATCCATAGCTGCTTCCTTGGAGTCGATACCTAGTTCGCCAAATGTATCAGCAGTGTCATCAACGCTTGAGTGCTCGTCGCCGTAATCAACGCCGTTCTCATATGCCCACTCGTCGACCCAATTTGCTAGTTCCCAGTAAAAATCAGGGACGTGGTCTGGGCCAATATTATCTTCAGTCATGGTATATCCTTCTAGGGCTCTTTGGACGCTTGGAAGAAGATCTTCCATGTTTTCGTTCCATACTTTTAGGGTGAATCGTTCTTTAAGCATTGTAGTGTCGCTGTCGCCGGTCGCTTCGCTCTTGGTAAAGGCCTCGGCAAATTCCTTGTAGTTCTTTGGGTTGTGTAGGCGCAGGATGCTTTTCTTCTTGGCGTTGTAAGCTTCAATCACCTTGCTACGAATGTCGCCTGCTTCGGCGTCTTCCATGGCATGCTTGCGCGTCATGCGGGCAAACTTGCTGAGGTTAGCCATCTCAGCTACAGTGCTGATGATGTGCTGGCCTAGGTCGTCGTATGGGGTGCCGCCTTCGCTCACGTGAACTGCCATGGCGCGCGCACCGTTGAGGTAGTTCACCGGGAACCGGAACCTTTCGCCATTGCACTCTACAAAAATGCTCTCGATATATCGGCTCCGAGCGCCCTTGACATTTTCGTCTACGCTCTTACGGTGGGCAACCACCAGCTTGGCATTGCCTACGGTCTGATAGCTCTTGCGACGGCTACCGAACATGCTGGATTCTGTTACTTCCACATCTCTCTCCTGATATGGTCCATCTACCTTCTTGATGAAATCGTAATCTCTGGTGTCAAGTTGGTCCTTGTTGATGTCTCGTGCATCAAAGGCCAACAGGTTACGCTTGCTGAAGAAGCGCAGTTCCTTGAGGAATGCATACCAGCTGGCGCTGTCCTTCATGCTGTCTACTACGTCGTTGCTGTAGAAGATCTTCAAGCTGCGGTTGTTTACAATGCTGATGCTGATTGGACCAAGTGCCCTACCGTTTTCCTTGTAGATGAAGCTGAAGAAGCGAGCCTCATTTGGGCCACTGGTAGATTCGGCGTCCTGGTTGCCAAGGTTGACTGGTGAGAATCGGCTTCTCAGCAGCTGAAACAGTTCATTAGAGGTTTTGTCGATTGGTTTCGTCATGATGGGCTGCACTTGTTCATGCAGTATTTATGCCTAAGCGCGAAGTTGACGTCCTGGCTTCCATCCTTGTTGTAGATAGAGGTTGACCTCTTCCGTCGGAACGTGCTTACATTGCTGTAGATTGTCATTGATAATATAAGTCCGCCCTTTCCTTGCCGCAGAGATTCTCTTTCTTGTTTCTTCAGAGTGCTTCTTTCCAAGACCGATTGCCGGTCTCTTTGCCCTGGTCTCGGCCGAGATGGGCTTTCCGCGACGCGCGTCTGACATCTTTGCTTTTGACTCGTAGAGTGTTTCCTCCTAAGAGCGGCCTCTGATAGCTTTGTCCTGTGTTCAGCCGAGGTGGGCTTCCTTGCTTTGCCGCACTGCGCCTCTGAGATCTTTTACTTAGACTCAGCTGAGCAAAGCTTGCCGCTGGTGTTTCTAAAGCGGACCTTGTTACCATAAGAGCAGTGCTTGTTTACCAGCCGGGGATCGCACCAGTGCTCAAATATAGTCAGTTGCTCAAAGTCATATGCGTCGTCTGCCCCGGTTGGAAGATAGAACTCAGCCAAGACGGTTTGGCTGTATTCCTCGAACGGGTATGACAACCTCTTGGTGCTGGTTTTGTATATGTGACCGAAGTCCTTCTCAGCTGGCACAGTGTTGGCGGCACGATAGCCGATATAGAACTCACCACTTGGGTGGTCTATGCGATAGACGTATGGGTAAATATTCATGCTGTTGTCCTGTTACAATAGAGTAGTTGGGGTTGCAGCCCGCGAACTACACTTATTTATCCTACAAAACTATAAAGGGCATTGGCAGTATCTCGGTGTCGTATCCATCCTTGAGGCGCTTTTGGATCTCTGGATCGTAGTTTTGCAGCAAAACGGCCATGCGCAGTGTTAGTATGGTGCTCATAACAAGGTCATCTGTTTCTCCCGGCTTGGCGGCATAGCTGTTGCCTACTGCCACAAACTGCTTGAACTCACTGAGTAGGTTCTTGCTGTTTACGACCAGTCTCTTCGATTCAACCAGGCTCTTGAGTTTTGCGCAGGCATTGAGTTTGTTTTTGTTAGTGGTGTTGAAGCCTTTTCTATAGCCTCTTGCCTGGCCTGCCCTGTATGGCTCGCTAAGGAACACGCCTGCAATGTTTTCCTCACCTACTTCACTGATGCTGATTAGTGCTGCTTCGCCTAGTGTGTTGTTCTCCACGCTGTAGTATACGTCGTTGTTGTTCTGGATGGTGTCTACAATGTAGCGGGTGATCTCCGCCAGGATGCGCACCTGCTTTTGGATTGGCGTCTTGTTGTGCTGCCACTCAGCCACCTGGATCATGTCCGGCAGCTCGTAGACCTGGATAGCAGCGTTATCGCCGCCCGTGCCCAGGCTGGGGTCAAGGCCCACTGCATAGATGCGGCCTTTCTCAGGCACCTTCCACCAGCGCACCTGTCCTTGGCGCTGAACTGGCTCTTGCCCTTCTAGCTCTAGCAGTGTCAAGGGGCTGATCAGTGTCTCGTCGTAAATGACGGGTTCACAGTTTGAGACTAATATGTCATTGGCATAAAATCTGTTGCCCTTTTCTACATTGTAAATGTCATACACTGATTGGGTGACGTTTTTAACTATGCCGACAACAATTTCTAACCCTTGATCAGAAATAATACAATCACCCACTGTCAAATCTACTATTGCTTTTTTAACATTCCCTTCGCAATAAATTTCATGGTCTAAGGTTGCGGTTAAATTTGTATTTTTTGTTATGATTGTATACGTTGGTTGAATACCTTTTTCTAATAGACCTTCAAACTTACTCCAGCCAGTATCGGTCAGTATTTCGATGTTTTTATTGTTTTTTATTAGTTGATCGACCACGGTGCCATCCTTCTGGTTGTTCATTCTCTTTAAATTGCCTAGACTCTACGTTATCGGTATACCACATCAACCCTTTTTTGCCGTTGGTTGTTTTTTTGAGTCTTCCGTCTCGATATCCAATTGGGCATGTATCTGCATAGGTCTCTGAGTCGCCGTTGTTATACCAATGTTTTCCTTTTGCAGCGCCAGGCTTTCCTTTTTTTGCATTGCTAATTTTTTGCCCTCGTTCGGCATTGCTCAGATAGTTATAGTAGTCAGGTTGACTTCTAATAATCTCTTGTTTGGCTCGAGTTTCTGCTGACCACTTCCGTCCTTTGAGAGAGTCTGAGATTTTTCTTTTAGTATCTGCACCGAGGTGTGTTCCATATCTGCAATTTTCTTCGCCTTGTGGGCGAATCATTCCCTTTAAGACTTCAGACATCTTCCGTCTGTGCTCATCAGAAGGCCTCCAGTTCGAAGGGTTTCCTCTGTTTGCATTTGACATTATCTCTCTTATACGTTCTTCATGTCCCATCATCCCACTTAAACTTAGCCAGGCTACCCTGTCTTGCCATCTTCCATGCTCTTCAAACAACAGCCGATGTGCAGCGGCATGTTCTTCGATTGTGAGCAGAACCAAATTTGAAGAATCGTCTGGTCCGCCAGCGTGCTTGGGTATAATGTGATGTTTGTGTTTCATGCTATATTTATCCGTTTCGTCATATATTACGAGTTTAGAATGGATTTTAATTCTTCAATTGACACTTTCATGATTTCTCCAGACTCTAGTTTTATGTCAATCATTGAATTTCCTGCCAGGCACATATGCTCACGCTTGAAGCGTTCTTCGCCGATCCTGCTCTGCTCTTCCTTCTGCCACGTTGCGTCGCGCTCGGGGTGCTTGTCCCAGGTTGCGATGTAGTTTGCAAAGCCGTTCTTGCCCAGCTTGGTCCAGTTGCCAAACTCGTCTGTGTTCTTGTTGGCTTCCTTCCAGATCAACCAGAACTGGTCTTCGTCGCTGTTGGGCGTTGAGGTGATGATGGCCTTACCACCTGTTGCCAGGGTAGGGCTGATACTGGTCCAGAACTCTTTGGCAATGCTGGGGCGGACGAACGCAAATTCGTCGCAGTATAGCAGCGTGATACTCATACCACGTCCGGTTGTTTCTGTCGTTGTTTGGCTTACGATGCGGCTGCCATTCTCAAACTCAATGCTGCCCTTGTTGTAGCTGGTGGCGCCGGCTCGGATATGGTCTGGGCACAGTTCATAGGCGTAGCGGATACGCTGCATGATCTCTTGCGCACCAGTGTATTTGTGCGCTGCGATCAAGATGGTGCTGTCTGGCACAAACATGGCATACCACAGTAGGTAGCCAGCCGCAGTGGTGGTCTTGCCCATCTGACGACCAAGCAGGTTGATGCTAAAGCGGTTGGTGTGGTAGCACCTGATCAGCTCTTTCTGGTAAGGAAAGGGTTTGTAGCTCATGCGCCCACGAGTAGGGTGCTGGATGTTGAAGAAATGGCTGGTAAAGTAGTATGGCCCAGTCTCTGGATCGGCACACTTGGCAAACTCAATGAGCTGCTGGTCGGTCCAGTTCTGCTTCTGGTGCGGGCGTTTGACCAGCACGTTGTCTAAAATTTGTGTCATTCTGGCAAACTTTCAGTTGATGAATTTGGATTCATGTGTTATATTTCTAAAGTAGCCGGGTCCGTAGACCGGGTCAGTGTAGCACAAGTAGATTGTGTTTATCTTAGCCTCTATGTTACGGTGCCAGTGATCGAGAAAACGCTTCATACAAGGGGAACGAGGAAACATATCTATCGTCTGCCAATTGAACTCTTGCAATACGCTGGGATAATCCGGCATATAGTAGTAGATTTGGATCATTGTTGTCTGTTCTATTACAATCGAGGGTTCACTACGCATATAAATATTTATGTCAAACAGAAGAGAAAGCATCATGAGCGACACCCTAATCCTTAACGCAGACCACAGACCACTTAGCTTCCTGCCACTCAGCACGATTCCGTGGCAGCAAGCAATGCGTCTACATTTCCTCGACCGTATCACAATCCTCGAATACTACGATGATTGGGACGTGCATACCAGCAAGCGCAGCTTCGCGGTTCCTGCACTGGCGGTCACCAAGGAATACATGAAATACAAGAAGGGGGTGCGCTTCAGCCGTAAAGGTGTTTACCTGCGCGATCTGTATACCTGTGCATACTGTAACGAAACGTTCAATGATCGCGACCTGACGCTGGACCACGTTGTGCCAGCCAGCAAGGGCGGTAAGACCAACTGGACCAACATCGTTACCGCTTGCAAGACGTGTAACCACAAGAAGGGCGACAAGATCATGCTTCCAAAGAGCATGCCTTACAAGCCTGAATACTGGCACATCGTTGGCGCAATTCTTGCGAACGGTCACTACAACATCAAACACCCAAGCTGGGAACGCTACATCAACATTGGTCAATAGGAGTCAGAACGGCTTCTCGCCTGTAAGACGGCAGTTGGCCCCGTGCCACCGACGGTAATTACCTAAGGTGGCAACCTTGCCGCAGTGTTCGCAGGTTGTCTTTCCGCGTTCCATAGACTCTAAGTAAGCCTGGCGCTCATCTGCGCTGGGCTTTCTTCCTATGATCTTGGCCCGCTGTTTGGCTATTTGCTCTGGCGACTTGGGTTTGCCGCGGTGGATTTCTCCTAACTTACGACGGTGCTCCTCACTCATTGGGCCTCGTTTCTTGCCTAAGTTAGCCTCTCTGAGTTTTTGTTTTGTTTCCTCAGAACATGGAGTTCCAGATCTGCCTGCTTGCCTCATTGACTGTGCAGATTTTTGCTCGTCCGTTCTTATCTTGCCAGCATTTTTACCCTTCAACGATTCCGACAGTCTTTGCTTAGATTCTTCACTCATTGGGCCTCTCTTTTTGCCTTTATGCGCTGCTGAGATTTTTTGCTTAGTTTCCTCCGACAGTGTGTTGCCAGGTAGTGCGCCTGGGCCTCCGTCGCCGCCATTTGTTCGGTTTCTGAGTATGCCAGTGTTCTGATCTATACGACCATGCCATCGTATAAGGCGACGCTCAATTGCTAGAGCCCCTACTTCTGTCAATCCAGACTCGATAACAACAATGCGATTTTTACCAGGCTTTACTACTTCATTTTTGCCTTTGGCCCAGGCTCGGTTGCGTTGCCCTTAATATAGTAAGGCGTGCCATCATCTCTTAAATATGCGTAAACGTAGTAGTTCATACGTTTATTTATCACCAGTCAAGCAAAGCTTACTTTTTCTGGTCAAACGGTGTTGTATTTGTCAAAAAAGGCAAAGTGAACCACAAGCGGAACCATTCTTCGGTGCCTGGTTTAATGTTGTGCTCTCGTTGTATGTTGGATTTTTCCATACCTGTCAGGCTGATGTTACTGCCTGTCTCAGCCCCGGTATAGGGCTGCATATTAGCAGAATTGGCGGGTTTGATGCCCGCCAATAACCGCATTCTGTCTAGATCGTCGTCCACTTAATCGGCTGATACCATACGGTATACACCGTAAACGATAGCAACATAAGCCACGTAGATTGCAATTGGCTGGAACAGCACAAAAGCTGCGCCGGCGGCTGCAATCACTGCACCGTCAAGAGTGCTCATTTCAGTTAGTCGTGCTTTAACGTAAGCGATGATTAGGTCCATTTCATTCCTTGAGTATGTCTGCCATGATAGCTTTGAACTTGCCTTCAAATGCTTTCATTGGGTTGTCGCCACCAGCGGCTGCTGGATAGCCTTTCTTCTTCTTGTGCATGTCGCCACCGCTGCCGGTAACCGCACTAGCGTCTTGTGTGCTTTCGTCAGGTGAGTTAGCATAGATGCTAGCGTTGCCTGCCTCTTTCACTTCTTCATCGTCTTCGTCGTCATCGGCATCGTCTTCGTCGTCATCAGCTTCACCGTCTACGACCATTTTTTCGTCGTCATCGGCATCGTCTTCATCATCAGTGTCGTCATCTTCGTCATCCCAGCTGTCTGCTGGAAGGGCTGCAAACGCCGCTGTAACTTGGTCGCCGTTTGACACTGGTGGGGCTGGTTCTGGGGTAACTGGAGCAAGTGGTGCTTCAGGTGCTGGTGCAGCCGCAACAGGTGCTGCGGCTAGTGCTGGCACTGGGCTAAGTGAGCCTGCAACTGGGCTCATACCGGCTAGCTTGCGCATACCGTTGATCAGTTCCATTGCTTCTTCACCGTCGGCGCTCAAGGTCACTGCTTCTTCAACAGCTTCCTTCTTCTTGTCCTTGCTGTCGGCATCTTTGCTTGCAGAGTCAGCTTTATACTTCTTCCACTCAGCTTTTTTGCCGTCGGCATCGCCTTCTTTAGCGCCAGGGCGATCCTTGCTGTCAAGCCATGGCTTTTTGCTTTCGTTTGCCTTTTTAACAGGCTTTGCTTGAGCAATGCTGTCTAGGCTCTCTAGTAGTTTTTTGAACATTTCAATCTCTTTCTAAATTAGCGGCGCGAACGCGGTGTGAAGCCGGCCATATGGTTAACCAAGCGTTGAACTGGAGTGAAGTATCTACGGTTGTTGCGTGGGTCAACAACCTGCTTATACACTACAGTTGGTGCTTTGGTAGCGTTTGGCGGAGCATATGTAGCAGCGTCAGCGCGACCTTGCATGTAAGCAAAGCGGATGTCGTTATCATAGATGCGATCTGCAACGCTGGTGTTAGCCAGATTGGTAGTAGCAACACCAGTTGACGGACGAATGCCACCGATGACTTGAACCTTTGACAGGTTGCCGTCAATGCGGGCCATTTGCTGGTCTAGGTAAGTGCAGAGGCTACCAATTTGATCCAGTGACAAGCTTTGCCCAGGGGTCTTTAGTGCTCGCTTTAGGTCACGAACGGCTGCAAGAGCGTCGTCAACCAACGTTGGGTCGCTGATTCTCCAGCCTGCACCAGTGCGGAAGCTGCTGATGTTTGCAGTAGTTTGGGTGGTCTTTTGAATCGTAGTCAAACGGTTTTCAATTGCCGCTGCATTCCCAGTCCATGACAACCAGCTTGAAGCTGAAATACGGTTGATCATGCTTGGGTCGCCTACGCTGAACGAAACAGTTAGGCTGGTGCCATCTGGAGGAGCAATGTCAAAGTTCAACCAAGCAAAGCTGTCGGCAGTTAGCGTTACAGTGAAGCCACCTGTGTATGCTGCGCTGGTTGTGTTGTTGTAGATGCTCACGTTTGATGGTGCGCCGCGGTCAGTAAAGCGGAAACGAGTGCTTTCGCCGTTGCCTACAATGTCCATTGACTGCAATGCTGCGCTGTCGTCGTCTAGTAGGTCTGTGCAAAGCTGCTCACGCAACTCACGGGCCTTCTGGATGTCAAACGCTGCATCGCTGCTGGCTGTTACCAGTGGGCGCTGTGGGGCAACTGGTGATTGCAGTTGCGCAACGAATGGAATGGTGTTCCATGCGTTGAGTGGTTGTGCATATTTTACAGCCGCAGCTGGTAGATCAGGTGTGCCGCTAACAATACGAGTGCTACCAATGGAAGCAATGTTAGGCGCGCCTGAGATACGACCTGCGGTGATTGTTTGCTGCGCTGGTGGGGCGCTAGGTATATTGACGTTTACAATCGTTGTTGTTCTTCTTCTGCTTCCCATTGGGGTATCCTTAGTTGTATCTAGTATTTACCAGAAACACGTTATTTACACATCGAGCGCGATTTAGTCGAGTTTGATTCTCACGCTTAAACTTCCAGGGGCTGTTACGGTCTTTGGGACCATAACGTCTTTTTCTGTCAACTTGTGCTGATCAACTGCGCGACGATTGTTGCCGCCGCAACGCCCAGTGCGTTCTAATCCAGCTTTGTTGCCGCTGTCTTTGATCAGGTTGATATCCATTATTTCTTGCTTCCGATTGGGCTCTTGGTTCCAACTGGTAGATCGTTGGTTGTCTTTACCTTAGGTGCCTTCTTGCCGGCGAACTCAAACTTGCGAGTTTCGGCATGTTTGATTAGCTTTTCGCCAAACGCTGCCTCTGGTGGCTCAGTTGGGTAATCGCTGCCCAGCAATGGGTCGTAGTCTGGGTCCACTTCTATGGCATCCAGCGTTTCTTCTTGGGCGTCGTTCTGGTCATCTGTTAGCACAACAATGTGGCTCTCTGGATAGCCAGTTACTTCACCAATGATTGCTGTCAACACTTGTGGCGTAGCTGGGTAGCTGGTCTCAAGGTCGATGATGTTAACCTCAGTGTTGGTTACGCTTTCTGGGAAGTCAATTGGGTGCTCCTGGATTGGTGTGCGGCTTGGCTTGCTTATGCTTTCGACGCCGAACTTGTCTAGCAAGTTTTCTAGACGATCCAGTTGCTCACTGGTAACTTCGCCTGCAATCTTGAGGCGGAACACATACGTTTGGTGTGATTCAATTAGATAGTCAATGAAACTTTTCATAGCGGAATTCCTTATAAGTGTATTTATGCAACGCCGCCCTTGTTTCTCAGCATGTCTAGCAGTGCATTGCGATCTAGTTCACGTGCTTCGCCTTCTTCTGGGTCTTTGTCATTTATGCCCGCTTGCTTCTCTTGCAGTGCTAGACGGCGCTGTTTGAGCTGCATGTCCATGTATCGCAGCTTCTTGTCAATCTTGTTGCTCTTGGCTTGGATAGCGTGGCCGATAAACTTGCTGGCTGATTCGAAGATTGGTGCGCTGAAACGTGGCTCCACGTTCATGCCCAGGTCCATAAGCTCGCCATAGCTGCCTATTGCCTTCTCGGCTAGGTCATCCATTTCTGTGTCGCTTGCACTGAGGTCAGTTATGTCGTCTGGTAGTGCTGCATCCAGCTCTTTGAGGATCTCAATCTCAGATTTAAACTCCTCTGGAGGCTCAGGTAGGTTGAACAAATCATTTAGCTTATTCGTCACGATGTTTTTCCTTTGGTTGAAGACACCGCTTGAGCAACTTTGTCGATCGCTTGTTTCTGCAGTTTGTCTTGTTTTCTCGTTCGCGCAGAGGTGCACCGGCCTTCGGCGCCGGTTAGGGCTTCGCCGTTGTTCTCAACTATGTCACGGATCTTCACTTGAATGTCCATCCTTTGTAGTGTGCTAGCTTGCCGGTCTTAACGCTGCTCATCTTTGTAGGTGGTAGGCCCAGCGCAAGGCATCCTTCTTTTTGGCTGTTGTAGGAGAACTCTTCCCCGGCCGGCGACACCAGTGTGCATTTAGTGCTTCTGGTAGGAGCAATCGACTTGCCCTTGTTCCACGGTGTATAACCCTCTTTCTTGATGCGTTCCCAGCCGAGCTTCATCTTGGCAATGTCCTCGGGCTTTCTCTTTTTACCCATGTGTAACTCGCTTAAATAAACCTTGACGTGTTCTGGTGTCTTGTTTGGATAGGGATAGTTTCCCTTGAGATCCTTGTTCCATACCACGGCGTTTTCTTTTACGCTCTTGTAGAGACGGGCATTCACAGTTCTATAGTCTTTCTGTAGCATCATCCACAGTGCGTTATACATCTTTCTCACAGCGACAGGGTCGGCAAGGAACTTAACCAGTAGGCGGTGGCATACCCAGTGCTCTTTTAACGTGAGCGCCACTAGATTGCTGTCACTGTTGTCGCCACCGAGACTCCACGGAACCACGTGGTGTATCTCATACTTCTGCCCGAGGTCGATTGCTCTAGTCCTTGCATTAGCAATGATTGCTGTATACCATTGGTGATATTTGTTGTCAACTATGTCCATACTGTATTTAGCATCACTTCGCAAACTTTACTTTTTTCTGCCCTTATGGTAGATGTCATGCTCTGTAACAACGCGGAAGTTGATGCCTTGTTGTTTGGCCCATTTTGTCGCTGCGGCCCACTTGGCAAAGTTGACTGCGACTGCGGCCTTGTTGTGAATGCTGTTGCCGGCTGCTTCCATTGTGCTTTGCTTGGCGGGCTTGACCTCAATCAGCTCAGCACGTTTTTGCCCGTTCTTGTCTTGGTAAACGATGAGGAAGTCTGGCACATACACGGTGCTCTTGCCAGTAAGCGGGTTGCGGTATGGAATAACCACGCTCTCACTTGCCCAGCTGATGATGGCTGGGTTGTTGTCGCAGAACTGGCAGAATGTGAATTCCCAGCTTGAGCGATATGTTGGCGTTTTTTTGCCTATGTATTTCTCTGGAAACTGAGGTGTAAATTTTCCCTGGGCATAGTTTCTGGCCATATGTTAACTCTTTACATTGTTCTTATAGTTACTTATGCCGGGTCATTTTCTTCCTGGCCTCTGAGATCTTCTTCTTGGCCTCGTCTGAGCGAGTTTTTCCTTGATTTGATTCGGATATCTTTAGCTTGGTTTCAGCTGAAAGTTTCCTTCCTATACGCATCTGCCTAACTTCATCTGAGAGAGTCTTCCCTCGATTGGCTTCAGACAGCTTACGCCTAGTCTCTTCTGAGAAGGGTTTTCTTGCTTTGCCACGTTTTGCCTCAGACATTTTTGCCTTGGTCTCAACTGTTAGAGTCTTTCCAGACATGCTAAATCTTCTTTTACTGCCATAATAGCATCGCTTGTTTACCATCATTGGATTTTCCAGGTTCTCGTAAATAAAAGCTTGTTCAAAGTCATATGCGTCATCCTTTCCTGAGGACAGATAGAACTCAGCCAGGATGGTTTGTGTGTATTCCTCAAACGGATATGAGAGATGCTTACTGCTGGTTTTGTATATGTGTCCGAAGTCTGCCTCACCTGGCACTTGATTGGCTGCGCGATATCCGATATAGAACTCACCACTCGGATGATCTATGCGATAGACATATGGGTAAATATTCATGCTGTTGCTCCGTTAAGCGATAGAGTAGTTGGAGTTGGCGCTCGCGAACTACACTGTTATTTATCCAAAAGACTCAATTTCTGTATTATGTCCTCAGGTTTCTAGCAACCATCTCGTTGGGGTTGGGTGTAGCAGCGTAGCCAATCTTGCTGGTGTTGCGACGGCTGGTGTTGAAGATACCGATCAGTGCTGCTTTGAAGTTTTCGTTGTTCTGGTATTTCTTGAAGTCCTCTAGCACGGTCATTGGATCAACGCCGGTGGTGTAGGTGACCTCGAGAAGGGCTGAGGCCAGGCTGCTGGCTGCTTCTTTGTTGTTGGTGCGCCCTAGGAAAAAGGTGTAGACCGCATCATACTGTTGCCCACTGATCGGAAAGCGCAGGTCGTAGTAGCTATCAGCGTAGGCACGCTCTTGCTGACTGCGGTTGGATGGGGCAATGGTAGGAAGGTTGGTGCTTGACATGGTGTTCCTTAGACGTATGGTGGCAGTTTAGCCCGTGGATCGGTGCTAGGCAATGGTGGGAAGCTGCGGGCAAACAATGCTGCTTCTGCGGCAGTTAGCCCAGTTGGTTGATTTGGATTGATGGCAATCACAGGGCTGGCTTGTGTGTCAGCCTGGCTGATTGGTGTAACCCTTACGCCCTCGCCGCTGTTGGCTAGCGCAATGTTCTTGCCGTTGCTGCTGATGTTGTTGCTGCGAGGAATCTCTGCGTTGTAGATCTTCTGGTTCTTGTTGAGCTCTACTAGGAAGTCCTTTTGATCAACGCGCATGGCGTCTGGGAAGTTAAACTCCTTGGGTGCTCCAGTGTTGTCAGTGTTGCCAGCCACCATCTTCTTCCAATCAACGTAGTCCGCTGTTTGAAAGCGTTGTGCTGGTGTTGGATTGACCTTACCTGGGCCTTCGTTGGCTTGGCGCACCATGGCACTCATCTGCTCTTCGCTTAGTTCAACAGGCAATCGTGGGGCGTTTTCGCGCTTGGCAAATTGTGTAGCGCCTGGGCTACCAAATTCAATGCCACCCAGTCCTAAACTGCTGAACTCTTGATCGTAGCGTTCGGTGTTCTCAACGCCAAAGCCAGGAATAGTGTTGGTGGTGCCTGTGAAGTAGCTCAGTGATTCATACTCGATGGTCAGCGTTAGCGCCAGCGTTTTGGCACCATCGCCATACTCGAGGTTGTCAAAATCAGCAGCACTGATGACAGGGTTCATCAAGTTCATCATGCTGTATTCATGGTTACCCATGTTGTAGATTTCCAGGCTGCGCAGGAATGGAGTCTGGCGATCAACGTCAAGGCCAAAGGCCCTGTCTGTCTCAAACACTGAGTAGGTTGTGTTTTCGGCCCAGGTGTTGGTGTTGGCATACTTGCTGTCAGCCAGGTAGTGTTGGTTGTAATCAATCCACAGGTTACGCACTGTGTTGGCCACGTCATCGTGTAGCACTATACTAACCGGGTCATAGGAAACCCGCTTCTTGATAATGCGCTTGCGATTGTATTGGTTCAGCGCCTCGGTCTCAAACTTGATTTGAGGGAGGTCAGCCGCTTTGATGAGAACGCTGATTGCTTTGCTGGTGTCGCTGCCAACTGTGTTAGCAAACACCAAGCGAACGTGAAACAGGAACCCTTGGTATGGAAGGTTGCTGTAGCCAGGTGCAGTCGTGAAGGTTTTGGCTGCGTGATTGTAGTCACGCAACACAAAACCTGGATTGAAGCTGTTGTTAAGACGAGCCATACCTGCTCCTTACCGATTAGCCGGTAGCAACAGTGCCGTTTAGTCTTGGAACCACTGCACCAACGCCTGAACCGTCTGCTTTTTGCAGAGCGTTATCGAAGCGAAGCACTAGGCTAATAGTAACAGGCTCGCTGCTGTTGTATGCCAGCTGGTTGTAGTTTGCACTCTGGATGAAGCAACCATACATTTCCCATGTTTCAAGGACTTGTGGGCTTTCAACACCGTTACCACCATCTAGGATTTCGCAACGTGTAACAAACTTGTAGTCAATACCGCTTGCTGCGCTTGCTTGCTCGAAGAAGTCGAACTGGCGTTGTAGTTGCTCGCCAACCAAACGGCTGACAGTGCCAAGAGCGTCGTCACGTAGGTTAACGGCGACATCGCCCCAGTTGTGCTTACCGGCAAGTTTGATCTTGCTGTTGTAAACGTCTAGTGTGATATCGTCAAAGCTGATCTCTGGGCGAGCAAAGTCTACTACCTGTTTGGTTAGCTCTGTGCGTGGGGTGCTAATACCGAAGTTTTCAAACATCACCCTAAAGCGATACTGAAGCTTGGGCATTAGGAGGCCCTGTGCTGAGGCGCTTTGATCGCTAGCAACAGGAACAGTAAATCTCGTCAAACTTGCGACTGACATCTTGTGAATTCTCCTATGTGGTCTTCTAATACTATTTATCTATCTCAGGTGAGAAAAAAGAGGTGGTAACAGAGTTTTGACCTAAAGTCAAGAAAAAACCCTGGGGAGACCCAGGGTTAATTCAGTGTTGTGTCTTAGCCAATCTCGCCAGTGTTCTTGATGCGGATTGGAATGTAGATGAATTCGATGGCCTTAACTGGTTCGATTGCGATGTCGATATACAGTTCGTTGCGGTCGATTCTGTCTGGTGTGTTGTTTGAGTCATCGCACACAACCAGGTAGTCATACAGGGCGCGCTTGGCGATCAAGTCGTTGCAGAAGCTTTCAACCACGCCACGCACTTCGTCACGGGTGATCTTGTCGTTTGGTTCGAACAAGAACTGACGCACAATCTTGTCTAGGCTTGAACGCATGTAAGCTGTCAAGCGTGAGATGTTGATTCTGTCAAGTGCGCTGCTACTTGCGCTGCGAGTCTTTTGGCCAAATGCTACGATACCAGTCTCTGGTGTTTGCATCAGTGGGTTTACGTTGTTTTCGTAAAGGATGTCGCGAACACCTTGACGCACACCAATCGTTACAAACTCACCGGTTTCAGTTAGGTAACCTAGTCGGCTTGCGTTGTCGACTGTGCCACGACGCACACCAGCTGGCGCGAACCATGGATAGCTCACGCTGTCGCTGCGGATCATCATACGCAACACGCCATAGCTGCTTGGCATTGCCACTTGGTTGCCGTTTAGGTCGTTGCCCATCAGGCTTGGATACCAAACGCCAACGTATGGATCACGCACAACCAGTGCATTCTCGCTGTCTACACCTTCAAGATCGCTGTTGAGCAGCCAATCTGTCAGTGCAGTGCCTTCGCTTGCGATACGGAATGGTGCGTCGCCTACGATGAACGCTGTCTGCTTGCGGTCGTTGTTCAGCTGAACCATGTTCTGAATCAGCTCTGGGTAACCAGGTGCTGCAATCAGGTTGAACGTGCGCTGCTCTTCACGGATCTCAGTGTTGGTGTCGATTGCGGCGCGCATTGCAGCAACGATAACGTTGCGTTGTGCTTTACGTCCAAAGAACGCATGGCCGTTTTCACGTGAACCACTTACACTTACCCAAGCGTTAGGATCTGTTGGCATAACTTGTCCTGGGAAATCAGTGCTGTTGAAGTAGTTACGACGATACTCTTTCACGTTGAAGCTGCTACGACGAGTGTTCCAAAGGATCATACCACGTGGGTAACGACTTGCACTTGGAGCATCAAGGTCGAGGTAGTTGCTAGTCAACAGTGTCTCGATAGTTAGGAGGTCGTCTGTAACAACGTCGTCGGTGCCGTTGCCCATCAAACGTGCGTCTGCAAACAGAACACCGTTTTCAGTTGTTTGGTCAGCTAGGTCTAGCTCAATCCACTTGTTCTCGCCTGAGATCAACTCGTAACGATACAGCTTTGGGTAGTTCTCTAGGTCGCTGGTGTCGATCCAAAGATCGCCAAATACCAGTGCGCTACCGTCGCTCTGCTCAACTGGCTCAGTGCTGCTGAACAGCGGGCCCTTGGGGTCAGTGTTGGTTAGGTTGAAGCCGCGTGCATCGTTGCTCACGTTGCGGTAGCCCTTCCAGCTTGTGCCATCGTGAATCAACACGTCGGCTTCACCAGTTGAACCCCAATACCAAAGTGTGCCATCTGCAGGGTCTGCACCTGGTGCATCAGTGCTTACAGCAATCTCGGTCTCAACCCAGTTGCTTACGATAACGTCGTTGTTTGGACCTGCACGGCAGAAGTCGTTGGCGTCAGTGATACCAGCGTCATTAAGTGGTGTTCCTACAGTGTCCTCCAGCACCAGCACACCGCCAGCAGTGTGGAAGATGCTTACAGTGCCGTCGCCGTTAACTTGTGCGCCAACGTATGGGATACCCAATGCCAGGATGTCTGCAACCAAGCTGTCGCCAGTTGCGCCGCTCAGTGTCACAGTGTATGGACCATCCATTGTTTCATAGTTAGGGTAGCTTAGGCTGATTTTGAACTTGTCAGTTGGAGTCATAACAGGTGCTAGCTCGGTGCCAGTTACCATTGTTACGCCGGTCTTAACACGGTCAAACACTTTGTAAGTTACGGTGCTAGCAGCTTCTACGTCATACTGAACATACACGCTACCAACTGGGATACCGCTACCACCACGTAGTGGGTCAAATGCTTTGTTTGCTGCGGCGTCGCTTGCATACAATGGCGCGCTTAGAAGCTGCCAGTTGCCAGTTAGTTCGTTGTAACGCTTGACTGAGAAGCTTGCGCCGAAGTTAACAGCGGTGGTCTTAACCCAGATGCTGCCGCTTGGACGTGGCTCGCCGTCACCAGTCTTCCACTGTGGAACGCTGGTGTGTGCGCTTTGCTGAACTGCTGGGCGGTAGTATGTGTCAGCGTTGATGCCTAGTAGGTCAAGAGTGGTTCCTGATACCTGGGCAATAGCAACTGCACCGTCAATGGTGCTGCCGTTGCTAGCTGAACCAGCGTCTGCATAAATCTCTAGGCGTCCACTCATTACCGCTGCGGTAACACCAGCAATGGTTGCGCTGTTGATGACGCTTGCCAAGCTTTCGATGGTTACGCCAGTTAGTGACACAGTGGTTCCGTTAACGCTGATGCTGTCTAGGGCAACCAGTGTTGGGTTTACATAACCTGATGCCACTGCCGCAACGCTGCCCATCCATGCATCGCTACCTACTAGGACCCATGCATTGCTGCGGTTCTTGTAGTAAACTGGCAGTGCTGAGTTGGTTGCAACCACAGCATAAGTGCCAACGCTGCCGATGCTGCTCTTTGGCACGCCACCGCTTAGGTCGTCTGCGTCAGTGATAACAATCGGAGTGATTGCGTTGAATTCCTGGTAATACTGATCCCACTGGAAGATACCCCAACGTGTTGGAGTCAAGTCTAGCCAGTAAGTCATGTCTGCTGGGTCAGCAAGTGGGCGCCCACTTAGACCAACCAACTGTCCAAGGTCAATGTCAGCACGGATAACGTATGCGCGGCTGGTTGAACCTAGCAAGCTATATGCTGTCTGTAGACCATATTCGTTCAGCTCGTAGCCGTGAATTGGTGTGTTGTTTGTGTCA